CACCAGCTTATTAACTTCAACCAGCGCCCGGTCATTCGCCTGGTACTCATTCCGTGAGCCGTTCAGCGAGATTTTAAGCGGGTTCTTTGCAGCCTCCTTCACGATGCCGGTTGAAGTTATCCGGTAACGGATATAGGTTTTTTTGTTTGTCGATGGGCTGACGTACTCGATTTCCACACCGTCATAGCCGTCTGGCATAGTCATCGAGTAAGACAGTTTGTACTCGTCAGCGACCATGTTTGAACGGTTGAACGTAGTGGCCGGGTACTGCACGCGCTGATCACGAACGAACGAGAGCACGGCATCCTCCCAGAACGCAACCACACGCGCTACGTTACACGTCGTCTCTGCGCGATTCCCGAGCGAGATATCCTCGTCGTCGAACGTGTAATCGAAGTATCCCAGGCGCGGGTCTGGTAGCGAGCCAGCTATCTGGTATAGCCCGTAAAGGTCAATTGAGCTTTCATCCTCTCCACCGATGACCAGCCATTGATGAGCCAGTGCATCGGCAAACGACCGGGATGGCCGCAGCGTGTAATCAACCGTGCGCGTGGTCATGTTGTAGCTGATCGTGTGCCGGGTGATGAGTGCGTTATATTTTCTTTCGCGCACACCTGTTGCCTGCTCGGTTGCTCTTACAGTAACCCTTACAAGAGTGTCGTCCGCATGCACTTCATTTGTACGGACGCGGACAATGTGAACCTCACTGAGCTGTATAATGCTGTTTTCATAGCTGTTGTTCGTTCTGACAACCTGAATAGCATAGCGGCCATATCCACTATTCAAATTGACCTTAACTGTGCGGTAAAGGTAGTCATTCCCCCCACTGTTGTTTCTCAGTTCGCCCGAAAAAGTCTGGCTTGTTCCGGGTATCTGGTTGTTCTGCTCATCAACTTTCCAGATAGTTCCGCTGTAAGATGCCCAGTCTTCATTACCGAACTGCCCCTGAAAATGGCCCCACATTTGACTACCCTCTACGGGGGAGAAAAAGGGGCCAATAACCAGAGGCTGATTATCATTTAGAATGAATTTAGTGGTATTAATCGTCGCATTTGAAGGGGTTGTTTGCGCATCTGCTCCCGAGAGATTCATGAAGAAAAAGTTGTAATATCTTACGGGGTTTATAGTTGCCCCATTGTCAGTGATTGTCGCATTGAACAGGTCTGCGCTGAGCGTGATGTCTTTCGTAACCGGGCCGCTTGCAGTGTTGTAGCTGACGTTGATGATGAACGTCACAGCGTGCGGCTTGCTAAGGTTATAGAAATAGTCAAATTCAGACTGGAGCGCGATCTTCATTGAAACCTGACCACCCGATAACTGCCCGGATATTACCGTGGTTGCAGTGGCAGAATATGCTGGGAAGTCACTACTCTCATTAGGCCCCGGCATTTCCTGCCCGTCGACATCATCGAATTCAAACCCTTCATAAATGACCGGAATAACTTCACCCGGGCCGAATACCTGGTACGATGCGCCAGCGAGAGAGCCCAGCGTTGATTCTGAGTAACGCACGCTCTCGACGGTGTATTTACCCAGCCCGAAATTCATCCACTCCGTCACGTATTTGACGTTGTCGATAAACTCGAACATTGACTGCTGAATGAGGTCGGGGTAGGCCCGTACCTGGCCGTAAACGTCTGGCCTTGCCTGATAGGTGCGCGCAACATTCGTCTGCCCGGTCAGCTTATTGTTCGGCGATTCCTTGCTGTTGCTGTCAGCGACAGAAAACGACTGCTTGGGCATCAGGAAGCTGAAAACCTTGCTCACGACTTTGAAAATCGGGCTTAATACGTCGCCGATCACACCCTTAGGCTGGTCGAAAACCTGAACCCTGTCACCCTCCTTCAGCGCAAACCCTACCTCATCATCCGGTCCCAACTCCCGCCCATTGAAAACCACGACAACATCGCTGTGCGTGTCCGCATTCAGCAGCCATTCTGAAAGCAGCGTGCCAGAGTCAACGCTAAATCTTTCTCGCGGCGTGCCGGGCACTCTCTGTAACTCAATCAGCGGCATAGATTTTGTACTCCACTTTTGTAAACATCCGCTCAACAGCCGCCAGGCGATCGCTGCGAACGGCGCCGTTCTCTCCGCGGCTGTGAAGCGCCCGGCCATCCACAATCACGCCGATGTGCGCCGGGCGTTCTCCCTCATAAGCAATGAATATCCCTTCCTCTAACGGACCCGGCACGCCGCGCCAGTGGATAACCTCATCAGCAAAGCAGGTGATGAAATCGCTATCGGCCTCATATCCCGCCGAATGATGTATTTCCCGGCCTGCCACGTGGCGATAAAACAGCACGACCAGGCCCCAGCAGTCGCAGGCGTCGAAAGTGCAGGAGCGGTTGCGCCACGGCACCCCGATCATGCGCGCCGCGAATTCACTAGCCGATTTGCAGGCCGGGCCAGTCTGCTGGGTCATAGGGCCTCCCTACATTTTTATTTAAGGGGTTTGTCATCGACAGGGACACATTCACATCACTGCCATCCATGTTGCAGTCACTCACATACAGCCGCCATCTCTTGAGCATCGTACTCATATCTGCGTCATAAAGGGCATATGTCGCGGTGATTGGTTCAATGCGCGCATAGCTCTTCCAGGCCTTCAGCTTTTGCTTGAAATCCTGCGCGAGGCGGCTGAATTTAAGCGTGCTGTCGATTACCGGGGTGCTGCTCTGCTGGCTCTCTGTCAGTTCGAAACGGCACGGCAGGTATTCGCTGCCCGCGATGTTTTTCGGGAATACCTGGTTATTTACGATGCGTACATAACCGAATGTGGAGTGATAAAACGTGATGGTTTCGTACTGAATGCGATTGGGCCGCTTCGCTCGTATCTCGCGTAATGTCGGCATCAGGGTAATCTCGGTAGTGATTCGGGATCTCGATTATCCGGGTAGCCGGTCACGATAATATCGAGCCAGCTGGCCCAAGGCGGTGGCAGTTCGATGATAATGTCGTCGTAGTCATCGTCCGAATTGTTCAGCTGTCTGCAGATAACGCTACCCGTCCAGGTATAGATGCTGCCGGACTGGCTCCAAGTTGGATATGCAGTAAAATGAATCTCCTGCACCTCTAACCCTGTATCTCCCGATCCGGTCCCCAAACGCATCGTGAACCACTGGTTTCCGTTATCGAGGTAGTTTGGGCTGCGCAGCCACTGCATAAACGCCCGGTGCTGGTCACGGGTAAAAATCCACGTTAGGCTGAAAGTAGTCTTCAGATCGTCAGTGAGCTTCTGAAAAATTGGCGCCCCTACCTGGGGCGTTTCGGTTCTGAAGCCAGTATCAGTACTGGGTGATTTACCGCTCTTCTGTGCGAGCGGCAGCCAGTTAGGGTAAGGTATTGCCATCAGCCGCCTCGCGCTTTCCGTGGTGCGTTGTGAAAAGTAGATATGGACTGGCTCATCGGTCCGCCGTTTGAAATGTCAGTCACGAAAGCATCGATGGTCAGCGTGTTGCCGTTCTGCGATGTCTGATAGTCGTAACTGTGATCGCCTGTGGTGTAATCGTTAAAATTAACCACCACATTAAGCCCGCCCCCCTTACTTCCCTGCAGGTTTTTGTTGCTGATCACCTTACCGTTATCGCCGGGGATCATATAGCTGCTGCCATTGCTGGCGCGGTACATCTCCGGCTTATTTCCCTCACCTACCTGGTACATTGAGCCAGCACTTACCGGGCCACCGTTTTTCCTTTTTCCAGCGATCCCGGTTGCCAGCACCCCAAGAACTGCCCCCAGGCCAATAGCTGCTGCAGTACCAAATGATGCTATCGATGCAACTATTGCGGCGGGTGTCCACGCAGCCGTCGTTGTAGCTGCCGCAGCTGTACTCGCTGCAGTTGTGGTAGCCGTTCCGGCAACCGAAGCCGCTGTGGTAGTGGCAACAGCTGTCGTTTGAGCTGCCGCACCCATTACGGCAGACTTTACCCACTCCACACCCATCTGGACAAATGAGTTAACCAGGCTGTTAAGCACGGTCGAGCCAAGCGAACGCATGGCGTCTTGCGCTGACATACTGCCGGTAAGTATCCCGGTCAGTGCGTTTGAAGCATTTCCTGCGAATGAATCGAATGCAGCAGCAGCAGCCTCATTGCCCGCGCTTTGCTGGCGCCATATTTCCCATTGCGCGGCGATACGTTTCTGCTCGAACTCAGTATTGGCCGCGTTGCGCAGCGCCAGCCCCTGCTGCTCGGTGATGGTTTTTTGCTGCTCAAACTGCTGGATCAGCGCCAGTTTCTGAGCGTTTTCATTAGCCAGCGCCTGCACAGGGTCGACAGTTCCGGCTGCAGCCTGCTGCGGGGTGACAGCATTCGACGCATTCGCCTGAGCAATCTGCTGGGAATATGTCGCGGCGATCTCGGCCCGGCGTTTCTGGCTTTGCTCAAAGCTAATATCCCCGGCAGCGAGCTGGCGCTGAACCTGAGCCAGGTCCTGAGTGCGCTGGCGTTCGGCGGTGGCGGCTGCATCCTGTTCGAGCGCAGCCTTTTTATCAGCTGCCTTTTGCCGGATATCAAACATCAGCCCAGCCTGCTGGGACGCCTGCTGCATCTGCGTTGATGACGCGCCGGATCCTAAGTCCTGAATTGCAGCCAGCTGAGCGGCTTCACGGTTAAGCCCTTTGTACTGCAGCTCGGCCACCGCCATCTGATCGGTTAAGTCCTGCAGCGATTTCTGCCGGCGCTTTTCTGCCTGCTCCGCCTGGCTCTCAACTTTCGCAGATTCCTTGGCCGTCGAATTGCGCGCAGTTTCGGCGGCCTGCAGGTCGTACTGCTGACCAGCCAGCTCAGCAGCTGTGTTGACCTGATTCAGGTTGCCACCTTTAGCAGTGGCCTCCATGCGCGCTTTAGTGACGGCTCTCAGGCGCTTATCAGTGATCGCCAGCAGCTTATTTTCGTCTTCCAGATCCTTATTGAAGTCATCTGCTTTTTCGCTGCGGGGGATCTGCAGGCTCGATGCGTTGAACTTTTCCTTGGCGTTAGCTGCCAGATTCACAGACTGCGCGAAGTGGTTCATCATGCCCGCGGCATCACCGGCTGCCGTACTTTCCCGGCTGAGCAGGTCGATGCCCGTTTTCAGGCCGGTAGTTAGTTGTGCCTGACCAAGAGTGATGGCGCTTTGAGT